CAGCATTGGAATCTGCCAAGAGAAAGGAAAAATTCTCCGGACAAGTCCCAGCGACAAGCAATCAGAGGCAGAACTAAGATCTATGGTATCTACCGCAGCAGTTTGGCTGCCGAGCTTCGCCATATCACGGTTCCTGCCCTGATCCTCTAGGCGAATAAAACGCCCCAAAGGACTAGCACCTATAGTCGTCATCATACTATCCATGACGCCCTGTTGGAAGTACTGCAAAACATTGGGCTCCATGCAAATGGATCTTGCTGTCTTGATATCCTTCCAGGCAAAACGGAGTCGTGCAATGCGCGACGCGATACGTCTATCGGTACTGCCGTCATCCCAGGCTCCGTTAGGAACCGAAGCTGCGGCAGATAAACCTAATTCATGCCCTAGGCCGTAGAAACCAACATGGCCATGGAACATGAAACGATCAATAATCGGATCGTACGCAAAGTCTTCAACCTTGCCAATACGACCGAACACCCCCCTCTCGCTGACTGAGCCAGGCCCAAACCTCGGCCTAAAGTGCTCAATCTTAAATTTAGGAAGTGTCACGGACATTATTCGCTGCATAGCGATTAAGTCCTCCTCATCGACTTTTTGATCTGCTAGTTTTTCCTCAATGTCCAACCAACCGCGAAAGGCGGTTGTTTCAAGAGACTCGTCGACATACCTAGCCTTCTTACCGAAGACCAGGAAATTGTAAACGAAGTCAAAAAGAAGGACATCGCCAGTTTTGATAAAACGGCAAAATTCGAAGAACACAGGTGTGTCCTTCATGCCGTCAATCCAACCACTGATCAAAGGTGGTTGCTCACCCATGGTCCGCATCGCTGCGAACTCATGTGCAAGACTGGAGAACTTCAGAATGGTAGCTTTGAGAGTATCACGCGTGATGCCGGTTAGAAATTTCCGGTAGAGGCGCGCAGGCTTTCGGCCATCTGAGTTGAGTGGACTATCCGATAGGAGTGCAAGCCAAGACGTCACAAGATCTTTTGTGATCTCATAATTTATCTCAGTAACACCCGATAAGGAACAGAAGTCATCAGAAATGAGGAATTCCCGACGACCGTCCGAGGTGTGAA